ATGACAACCAACATATGCCGCCGGTGCGGCAACGGCTCGTTGATAAGGGAGTATATAAGTCTGCGCTGCCCCATATGCGGAACGTATTCGTATCTGCCTGACGCAGGCGTGCCGCTCCTCTGGTCTGAGCACAGGCTCGGACTGATGTTCAAGGTGGGCGGCTGGCAGTGGCTCGGCGTTACCGACCCGCCTGCGTGGTTCGTTAAGAACGTCGTTTAAGAATCAAGAAGACAAATTCAGTTAGTAAAGTAGAAAAACATTCTATCGCGTCCTGTTATTCCCTCCTCAATACCCTCCCCACCTGTGGCCACCACACGGAGCCGAAGGCTCCGAAGATGGTTAAATGTGGTGCGCCTGAGCACGGAGGGCAGGGTGGGGGGGGGCAGGGGTGAGGGCTTCAATGACATCCAGCACGATCAACTCCCCGGAGAGGCGCAGCCAAAGGCACGCACGGGGCTTCAGGAAGTTCCAACGCGCAGCGCTGAAGATGCTCACCAAAGGCATGGACAACCTGAAGGCGGGCGACATGAAATCGCTTCTGTCCGCCTACAAGGACGCGGTCGAGGGCGAACGCGAGTCGCTCGTGTCTACAGGCGGGACGCCTGCCGGTTATGACGGCATGATGCTTGAATGGGTGACAGACGGGGCAATTGGTCCGGGCGGGGTGACATTCGGCGATGAAGAAATACTGGAAGATAAAGATGGGCTACAACCCGTTGCATGCGCAGTCGAGCTTCCACGACTCAAAGGCAAAGTACCGGGCGTATGTGGGCGGGTACGGCTCAGGCAAAACGTACGCGGGCTGCCACGAGGCCATCTGGTCTTCGTACATAAACAAAGGTCTCACCGGCATGATGGTCGCGCCGACCTACCGGATGCTTGAAGACGCAACTCTGCCTGCGTTCAGGGAGATACTGGACAGGGCAGGAATAAAGCACAAGTACCGCTCATCTGAGGGCAGGCTGTCGCTCCCTTGGGGTTCGAGGGTGCTGTTCCGCTCTGCGGACAACCCCGCGCACTTAAAGGGCCCGAACCTCGCGTGGGTCGGGGTGGACGAAGGCGCGCTTATAACCAAGGCCGCGTGGGATGTGCTCATATCACGCATCCGGCACCCGAAGGCGAAACGCCTGGCCGCGTTCATCACGACCACGCCAGAGGGCTTCAACTGGTTGTACGACGAGTTCGTAGTGAACAAAAAACGCGGCTACGAGATCATACGCGCGCACACATCGGAGAACATACATCTGCCTTCCGAGTACGTCAGAGACCTGGAGGCTGCATACGACCCGCTGCTTGTAAGGCAGTATATAGCGGGCGAGTTTGTGAACCCGGCGGCAGGCCGCGTGTACAGCGGCTTCGACCGAAACATGCACGTCAGGCCGGGCCTTGTGTACGACAGCAGCATGCCTGTAATCATAGCAGTGGACTTCAACGTAAACCCGCTCCACGCGGCGGTAGTCCAGGTGGACGGAGACGAAGTACTCGTAGTGGACGAGATAGTGTTGTCTTCATCCAATACATACGAGCTTTGCGATGAAGTCCGTGCGCGGTACGGAGGCGGGAGCATAGTCGCGTACCCCGACCCGACAGGAAGGGCGAGGAAGACGGCGGGCTCGCCGGATGCCCCGTCCGACTTTGCGATTCTTATGACGCGCGGCTTCGAGGTGCGTGCGAGGACGCGCTCCCCTGCGGTGAAGGACCGCATCAACGCGGTCAACAGACGGCTGACCGATTCATCCAACAAGGCGGGGTTGTTCGTGTCGGACAAGTGCAGGGAGACGATACGCTCGTTCGAGCAGACCTGCTACAAGCCCGGCACAACGGTGGTAGACAAAGCAGCGAGCGTCGAGCACATTACGGACGCCATAGGTTATTTCATAGAGTACGAGTACCCCATACGTCCGCCCTCGCATGTAGAGTACGCGGGTATCGGGAGAAAAAGCGAAAAGAGGGGTTTTTGATGTAGGGTGGGCACCGCCCACCAATACTTGTAGTTGCCCCATTCATGGGGCGCATTTCAAAGGAGGCTACATGTCAGAACTATCAGAGAAATTAAGTTTCACGCTCGAGTCGGATTTGAGCGCGGAGAGTACCGCGCCGGAGTTTGTGCAGGTGCTCCCGTCGGGCGAGGTATCGCCGAAGGGTAAGACCGCGTTCAAGGTGGACGGCGAGGCCAAAGCCCTCATCATGTCCGCGTTCGACGGCAGCGCCACAGACCTCGTGGTGGACTACGAGCACCAGAGCCTTTCAGGCTCCGAGGCCCCCGCCGCAGGCTGGATAAAGTCCCTGGAGGACAGGGGCGAGGAAGGCGTATGGGCGCGCGTGCAGTGGACTGAACGCGCGGTCGAGTACCTCAAGAAGCGGGAGTACCGCTACATATCGCCCGTGGTGCTGGTCAGAAAAATTGACGGGCGCGCCGTGGAGCTGCTTGGCGCGGCACTCACCAACCTGCCAGCGATAGAGGGCATGACCCCCGTGGTAAACGGCGCGGTCGTGCCGCCCGGCTTTGTGCTGGAGGCGGAACACGAGGCCCTGAAGGAAGAGCTGAGGGAGCGCGAGGTGGACGCACTGGTCAAAGAAGCGCTCAGGGACGGCAGGCTCACTCCCCCGCTTGTACCCTGGGCCAGGTCATACGCTGCGCGCGACGTATCGGGATTCAGGGAGTACCTCGGCAAGGCGTGCCCCTTGGCACCGCTCGGCGTGTCCGCGAGTGAGCGGGCACCGGAGCTTAAACGCTCGCAGCGTGAGGTCAACAGGCTCTTGGGGCTTGACGACGGTACATTCATGCGCTACGTACAGGCGGCGCCCTAACGGTATGAGGTGGAAATGCAGACAAGGTTCGATACGCCTGATACGAGAGAAGTAGCGGCTGCGGGGATAAGAGACCGCTGGTCGTCTTACCCATCGTCTGGGCTTACCCCGCGCCGCCTGACGAATATACTCAGGGAGGCCGACGGCGGCGACCTGGTCAGGCAGATGGAGCTTTTCTCCGAGATGGAGCAGAAGGACGCGCACCTCTTCTCCTGCCTCCAGACCAGAAAGCTTGCGGTCGCAGGCTGCTCCTATGATGTGGAGCCGGGGGGAGCGGACGGCGGCGCGGTTTCATTAGTAAAGGACGCGCTTGCCGGGCTGGACAACTTTGAGGAGGCGCTTATGGACCTCCTGGATGCGGTCGGCAAGGGCTTCTCGGTCTCCGAAATAATCTGGGAGTCCACCTCGAAAGGGATACTGCCCAGGAGCATTATAAAACGCCAGCAGAAGCGGTTCACGTTCTTGTGCGATAACGGAGTGTCGGAGGCCCCCCGCCTGTTGACAGAGGAAGAGCCTGTATACGGAGTCCCGCTTCCGTTTAACAAGTTCATGGTGCACGTGTACCGCGCGGGCGCGGACATGCCGGAGCGGGGCGGACTTCTCCGCACGCTCGCGTGGATATACCTCTTCAAGAACTATGCCCTCAAGGACTGGGTCTCGTTCTGCGAGGTGTTCGGGATGCCACTCAGGCTGGGCGTCTACTCGCCGTCCGCCACCAAAGAGGACAAGGACGCGCTGGTCGAGGCTGTGACGAGCCTCGGGAGCGACGCTGCCGGAATCATATCGGAGAGCACTAAGATAGAGTTCGTGGAGGCGGCAAAGAAGGGCGACGGCGGTCCGTACAGCGGGCTTATTGAGCTTCTGAACCGCGAGTTCTCGAAGGCGGTGCTTGGCCAGACGCTCACCACCGAGGTCAGCGGCACGGGCAGCCTGGCCGCAGGCCGCGTGCACCAGGACGTGTTTTCAGGGATAGTGAGGGCGGACGCCCGCGCGCTCGAGCGCACGATAAACCGCGACCTAATAAGGCCGCTCGTCATGTTCAACTTCGGCCCAGACGTAAGCGCGCCCAGGCTGAAGTTCCAGTTGGGCTAACAAGGAGGGCAACATGCCAGGACTTACGAAGGACAGGAACACAGTGAGGAAGCAGGGTGACTACGCTGCATACCCGGTCAAGGGCGGCGCTAAGGTATTCGCAGGCAGCATAGTGTGCATCGGCACGGACGGCTATGCCATCCCCGGCTCGGATACGGCTGGTCTCAAGTTCGCCGGAGTCGCGCGTGCATACGCGGACAACACGGCAGGCGCAAACGGTGCGCTGATGGTAGAGGTATGGAGGCGCGGAGTGTTCGAGGTCTCGGCCTCAGGCATGGCCATCGCTAACTTCGGCGACCCTGTGTACGTGGTGGACGACCATACAATAGGCCTCGCAGCTACCACCACCAACGACGTCCCCTGCGGCAGGGTATCCGAGTTCAATTCCGCCACCAGCGTGTACGTGGATATTTCGAGGTAGGGCGCAATAAATTGCACCCGCACCCTCCCCTCCATCCCCTCCCATCGAGGGAGGGGAAATACAATACTCCCCTCTCCTTGCGGGAGAGGGGTTGGGGGTGAGGGCTTATAACAAAGGAGACACACATGATAATCAACCAGGCAAACCTAAGCTCGCTTTACCGTGGCTTCTCGGCCATATTCAAGGAGACCTTCGACTCGATAAACGGCGCGTACCAGCGCGTCGCGACCGAGGTCCCGTCCACGTCCAGACAGGAGGAGTACAACTGGCTCGGCCGCGTACCCAGGATGCGCGAGTGGCTCGGGGAGCGCGTTATACAGAACCTCTCCGCGTACTCGTACACGATAAAGAACCGCGACTGGGAGGCCACCGTGGCGGTGGACAGAAACGACGTGGAGGACGACGCGGTAGGCATATACACCCCGATGGTGAGGGCGCTTGCGGACGCCGCCGCGACACACCCGGACGAGCTGGTGTTCGACCTCCTCGCAGGCGGGCTGGTGAATGTATGCTACGACGGCAGGCCGTACTTCGACACGGCTCACCCGACCGGCGACGGAGCCGCACAGTCCAACAAGGGCACTGCCGCGCTCTCGGCTGCAAGCTACGCCGCAGCCCGCTCGCAGATGATGTCGCTCGTGGACGAACGAGGCAAGCCGTTGAACGTGATACCCGACCTGCTCATCGTCCCGCCCCAGATGGAGAAGGCCGCGCTCGAAGTACTGCGCGCAGACCTGACCGTAGACGGCGGGTCGAACATCTACAGGGACTCGGCGGACCTCATAGTCGCCCCGTACCTTGCGGGCAGCCCCAACGCATGGTACCTGCTCGACACAAAAAAGCCGGTTAAGCCGTTCATCTTCCAGAGGAGAAAGGCCCCAGTGTTCGTATCCAAGGACCAGCCTGAGGACGAGGGCGTGTTCATGAAGAAGGAGTACCTCTTCGGCGTGGACTCCAGGGACAATGCGGGCTACGGCCTCTGGCAGCTCGCATTCGGCAGCGACGGCAGCGTGTAAACATAACTCCCCCTTCCCCCTCTTAACTTAAGAGGGGGATTGAGGGGGCGTTAATGGTGGGGGTCTAAATGTACATCACCGTATCCGACCTGGGCATACCTGAAGAGGTCTTGATCAGGCTGACGGACGACGAGGGCGCGGGCTCGGTCAACACGACGCGCGCGGAGGCGGCGATAGCCTCCGCGCAGGCGCTGGTTGACGCGGCCCTCACAAGGCTATACGACCTGCCGCTCGCGGACGCGCCTGAACTTATAAAGAAGCTGACCTCAGACCTTACTGTGTACAACATGTACCTGCGCTTGGGTAGTATGCCTGCCGAGGTCAGGGCGGCTTACGCAGACTCAGTGTCCGTACTCGACAAGATAGCGTCGGGCGCGTTAATCCCTCTGGGCGTTTCTCCCGCGCAGACGTCATCGTTCACGTACCAGGACAGGGAGTTCTCGCGCGAGTATATGGAGGGTTTCTGATGGCCGAGGTCACGCTCACGGACGAGCTTTCTGTGCTTTCGGCCAGGCTTGCCGACCTCTCGCCCGCGCTCGACCGTGCGGGAGCCCTGATGCACGAATCGGTGATGGACAACTTCGCCGCACAGGGCAGGCCGGAGGCGTGGACGCCAAAAAAAACGCACGGCCCGATACTCTTTGAGACCGGCCGGCTCATGTCGTCCATAGTATTCAGTGCGAACGCAAATTCGCTCACAGTAACCGCTCCCGTGCCATACGCGAGGGTGCAGCAGGAGGGAACGCCCCGCATACCCGCAAGGCCGTTCCTGCTCATCCAGCAGGCAGACGTAGCGGCCATAGTAAAGGTGGTAGGCGGTTACCTGAGCGGGCGTGGAGCCGCATAACAAAGGAGCAGATATGTCAACGGGGTACACGAAGGCCGAGCTGGAAGACGCTATAGTGTCCGCGCTCGCTCCCCTTTCCGTGCAGGGCGGCGGATACCTGAGGGCGCTTTCAGCGTACAGGGGCGAGCTCTCGCGGCCTGGCCTTGCGCATGAAACGTTGCAGATGCCGTGCGTCTTTGCCGCGTACAGCTCTTCGTCGTACAGGCCGGGGCCGTGCCTCTACGCAGACGAGACGCTCTCGTTCAACGTGATAGCGGTCTGCCGTGCCGGGGCCGGGCCGGGCGCCTACGAGGTACTGAAAGACGTGCGCGACATCTTGTGCGGCAGCACGCTCGGACTCGACGTGACGCCCGTCAGGCTGCTCCGGGATTCGTCTCTGTGGAGCGACGGGGACACGGAGGCATGCGTCTCGGCATACAGCATCTCACAGAGGGTCAGACTGTTAGCGCAGGTCACTTGAGCAATAGACAGGAGCAGACATGGAAGCCATGACGGAACTCACTATCACTGTTAACGTGGACACCGCCGCAGCACGCCGGGAGGTGGACGAGTTCAGGAGGTACGCCCTCCAGGCCGTGGAGGAGATAAGGGCGGCGTATGCGAGCCTCGGCACTCCTGAAAGGGGTGCATGATGGCCGACACCGTGTTTACCGCCGGGGCAGGCGTTACACCGCTTTCGTTCTCGGTCAACCCGTGCTACCCGGTAAGGGTCTGCCTTAACTCAGGCGTCGCAAGGGGTGTGAGCGAGGGCGGGACGGAGTATGCGTACAGGAAAGGGCCGCTCTACGCCCTGCATTTCATCAGGTTCGAGGGCCTGCCTTCGTCCGACTACGACGGCGGGTACGACTATGTCACAGGGTTACAGGGGGCAGGCACTCAGTCGCTTGTCAACTGGTTTGTCAACGTGTCGCAGGCAGGCTCCGGTACGTTCACGTACACGGACCCGTTCGGCAAGGCCCGCACGGTCTCGCTCGCTGACGACAAACTGGAGTTCTCACTTACCGATAAGGGCAGCTACGACGGGGCAATCACGCTTAAAGAAATTCTGAGTTGATAATCCGGCAGCCGTGTCAAGCACGGGGCGACAATCAAGAGCTGCCATTAATTGTCGGAGCAATAGCATGAAGACCCTGAACGCAAACTTCACCGCATATAAGAACTACAAAACGTCAGCCCCGGTTACGCTTGCCGTGTTCCACCTGACGGGCGGGGTGCAGTATGTCTCCGACCGGGACGTTGCTGCGTCCGGCGACATGCCGGCATATATGGGCCTTATAACCTCCTGGGGCGGCATAACCGAGGGTGCCGGAGGGCCGTATAGAGTCGGGCTGTCCGAAACCGCTATAGAGATTGCCAACACCGCGTCATCTCCATTTTCCGGCCTGCTCGACGGCGGAGACCCGGAGGGCGCGGAGGTCGAGCTGTTCCAGTGGTTCGAGGGGATGTCCTATTCCGACAAGATGCCGATAGGCAAATACGTCATATCCTCCCCGGTGGTCGCTACTGAGACAAGCGTACGCATCAGGCTGGTCAGCGGGTTCGTCAAGCGAAACCGCATAGTCGGCAGGGCCATAGGGCTTGACGAGTATCCCGGCGCAGACCCGGACTCGGTAGGCAGGGTTGAGAGCATCGTATACGGCTCCCTGACGAACCTTCCGTGCCCTGCCGTAGTGGCGGGCGGATATTCAACGCTTATTTCGGACATCACGGCGGCGGCGACGTCGCTCGAAATATCCGGTAGCGCGTGCGAAGCCGCATTTCCGGCCGCGCCGTTCACGGTGCAGGTCGACAAAGAGCAGCTTCGCGTTACATCAAAGGGCGCAAGCCCGTACAGGGTATGGACAGTCACGCGCGGATATGGAGGCACGACTGCCGCGGTCCACAAAAAGGGCGCGCGTGCCTGGGAGGTCAGGAGCGACTATACGTTCCTTGTCGCCGGACACCCGGTCAAGTCCATCGGGGACGTGTACGTAGGCGGCGTGCGCGTAACATCCGGCGTCACTAAAAAGACAAACGACAGCGGTAAGGCAAAGCTCGTTTTCTCCGACAGGTTCACGCTCGAGAAGTCAGTAGACCTTTCGGTCAGCCAGGGCAGCCACGGCCACGCAGCGGGCACGTCGTCCAAGAGGTTCTACGGCTCGCCGTTCACCATGACTGGAGCGGGGCAGAACCACTGGTACACGGACTGCTGCTCTGTCAATGCGGGCGCCAACCTGGGCGCTATCATATCCGTGACGCTCCATGTAACGATGCGCGACGTGCTGATACAGGCGGGCTCAGACCCGCAGTTCCACATAAGGGGCACCGGGCTTTCAGACACGTCCACGCATTTCCCGGCGAACCAGGGCTACCAGAGCATATCGCGCTCGTTTGGCACCACCATAAGCTCGTGGGGAACGTGGAACATAGACTGCGAGGCGGCAAGCGGCCTTATGGACCAGACAAGCCCCGCGTCCTACCCCGCGATAGACGAGGTCTACTGGGACGTGGAGTACACGTCCAACACCTCATCCGACGCGGCGGCGGGCGTGACCCTGTCCGGCAACTCTGCGGCAGACATGGTTGTGGGAGGGCCTGTCACATGCAACGTGGACGGTTATGCAGACGACGGCTCCGGCACGTACACCGGCGCGCCGAACGCGCTGATAGAAAACCCGGCTGACGTGATAAGGCATTTTCTCGTCAACCAGATGGGCATGACGGCCTCCGAAGTGGACGCGTCTTTCACGGTGGCAAGGGCAGCGCTGTCCGGCGCAGTGAGCGGTGGGTACAAGTTCGCGGGCGCGATAACAAAGGCGGCGGACGGGCTGGGCCTGCTGGAGGAACTGTCTTCCCAGTCGAGGCTCAGGCTCTCGCATGACGGGTATTCGGCGAGGCTCAGGTTCATGTCGTCTCCGCCGTTTGCGCCGGTCAAGTCTATAGACCCATCCATTATAAAGATGGACAGCGTGAGGGTGACGAGGACGGGCAGAGACGAGCTGATCAACAAGCTGGACATACACTACCGCCGGGACTACACAAAAGGTGGCAACCAGCCGGGCGACTACATGTCCTTGGCATGCGCCTCCGCCCTCTATCCGAGGGAGGGCGACCCGGCCTCGGTTGCCGCATACGGGCCGCGCACGCTAAAGCGTCCCTGCCTGTTCGGTTTCGTTTCAGGCGATGCTGTGGCCCAGGACCTGCGGGAGTTCTGCATCACGCGCTACAAGTACGTGAAACGGCGGGTTACGTTCACGATATACCTCGACAACCTGGAGCTTGAGCCGGGCGACGTGATAGGCATCGAGTACGCATCACCCGCGTTCGACCTGACCGGCTCGGTGTACACAGTCGAGGTCGTCACGCTCACGCCGGGAAGCGCAGTGCGTAGCAGGCCGGACGAGATACTCATCCAGGCGAGAGAGGTGTGAGCATGTACGAGATGGTTGCGACCGGGCTTTTTGCCGCGCTCGGTTTCCTGCTGGGTTATTTCTACACGCGCACCATGCGCCTGGTGGACAGGTTGCCCGACACCTACGCGAAAAAGGACGACTGCCGCGAGTTCAGGCTCAAGTGCAGCCGTGACCACGAGGCGGACAAAGGCGAACTTATGGAGCGCATGGGACGCATAGAGTCAAAGATTGACAGGCTGGTGGAACGCATACTCTCCACCGGCGCCCGGGGGGACTGATGGACGACAGGCTAAAGGCATGGAACGCCCGGATGCTCTTAGGCCTGCTCCCGGATGTGCGCGCCATCGCCGATAGGCACATTTTACTCGCTGAGTCAAAGGGCCTCGTGCTCAGGGTGACGCAGGGCCTTCGCTCCCTCAGTGAGCAGGAAGCCATTTACGCGAAAGGCAGGACGGAGCAAGGCAGTGTGGTGACTAATGCGCGGCCCGGATATTCATGGCACAACTTCGGGCGCGCGTATGACGTGGCCGTGGTCATTGGCGGAAAAGTAGTATGGGAGTCTCGGCAGTACGCCGCTGTCGGCGTGCTTGGAAAGTCGGTCGGCCTTGTGTGGGGCGGGGACTTCAAGGGCATGGCCGGGGACCTTGGCCATTTCGAGTACCACCCCGGCCTCACGCTCGCCGAGGCTCGAAAACATGCGGGGATAACGTAACGACAAGGAGGGCAACATGTTCGAGAACTGGAAGACAAGCATAGCAGGGTTACTGACCGGCATCATGGGCATATTGGGCGCGTTCCACGTGGGCGTGCCGCAGGCTGTGTCGGACAACGTGGGGCTTATCGCGGGCATGGGCGCGATGGTCATAGGGCTTCTTGCCAAGGACGGGAAGCAGGTGAAATAGCGCATGAATAAACACCTCCTCCCATCACTTATTGTAGCGGCGCTTCTGGCCGTCGGCATCGCAGCGCAGGCGGACATGCTGCCGTTGTCCCAGCAGCAGGCACAGGGTCTGTATATAAACTCTGCGGGGGTGGACACCTCCACGGGCTCGGTCGGCACTTCAAACCCCGGCGGCGGCCTTGTCGCAAAGGACTCGGCAGGGGTGGACTGGGTGCTACAGCCTAAAGACGACGGCACGTCCCGCTGGTCGAAGAAGGACCACATGCCCCTTATTATGATGCCGCTCATGGACAACCTTGACTACTACGACCAGGGCGGCAGGAAGGGTACTGCCACGTTCACGCGCACAAGTTCGGCATGGTACAGGAACACCACGGGAGCATGGACGGCGGCCCCGGCCAACACGCCGAGGTTCGGGTTCGAGAACGTATCGACGACCGCAGGCTGGAAGTGGCAGAAGCAGGGCTACCTGAGCGAAAACCCGGCCACGAACTACGCGCTTTATTCACAGGGCCCGTCTACCCAGACGGTATACCTTGCCGCCGCCAGTTACACGTTATGGGTGGAGGGCGCGGGTTCGTGCGCGGTGGCGTCCAGCCCGATGTCAGGCGCGTTGGGGAGCGGGTGGGGCACTGCGACCGCGTCCAGCCCGGTGTACCTGACTGTCACCTCGCAGGGAAACGTAGACCTGACCGTAAGCGGCAGCCTGAGCTTCATACAGCTGGAAAACTCGGTGAGGCAGACCAGCGCCATAGTCACTAACGGCACGCCGGTCACGAGGGCGCAGGACTTGCTGTACCTCCCGGCGACCGGGTTGATGAACGACGCGGAGGGGACGGTGTCCATGAAATACAGGCCCTACGTCGGAGGCCCGCTCACCTCTTCGCCATACTGGCTGCATATGTTCGGAAGCGAAGTGTCGCCATACGCCTATGTATTCGCGCGTTCGCTCAGCCAGAACTTTCTTTACAGCCAGGACGGGACTAACGGCATGACGCTTTCGGTTACCTGGACCAGGAAACAGTACCGGCTTGCCTGCACCTGGAGCGGCTCCACGCGCAAGTTATACAACTCCACGGACGGGACGAGCGCAAGCGGCACATTCGACGGGAACTGGAACTTTACTTCGAACATCTACGTGGGCAAGGCAACCGCCGCTGCCGCCGGATATGTCCAGGACGTCAGGATATTCGACAAGGCGCTGACCGACTCCGAGGTGGGCGCGCTTTAAACTGGAGGCAAAAATGGCATCAAAATATATCGCGCTGACGATGGTAGCATTGACCGTAGCGCTCGGCGGGTTGGCCGCCGCGTTCGACGGTACTGCAAACAAGCCGTGGGAAGAGAACTTCCAGGTCGCGGACGCCGCAGGCGCAGGCAGGAACAACTGCGCCGCCTCGCGGTTCTCGCTGAAGCTCTACAAGGACGGCCTGCCGGTCACGCTTGCGGCGACTTTCCGCAACTACACGGCAAACGGTAACTACAAATGGCGCGTGACCCCGGCAGCCGCGGGGCGCTACTCGGCCTTCCTGTCTTATTCCGGTTCCCCGCTGGCCACGTTCTGCACTACGGCCTACTCCTATGACGCGGACACGCTCTATGCTGCCGAGTCCCTGCGCTTCGGGAACATGTCCACAGCTGGCAACAACCGCTACGCCAGGCAGGGCATACGCTTTGGCAACCTGAGCACGGTCTCGAACCGCCGTCCGACCAACCCGCTGTTAGCTAACGACACGCGTCTGCCTGCATTCGCAAACGTGAGTGCGCTGAACGGCCGCATACCGCGAAACCCGCTTTTGGTAAACGACGCGCGTATACCAGCGACGGTCATCGCGACAAGCTCGGAGGTTGCAAAGGCCGCCGACTGGACGGCTGCGAGGGCAGCGAAGGTGGACAACCTTGACGCCGCCGTGTCGGGCAGGGCGACCAACTCTGGCGTGTGGGCCGCGTCTGGCCGCACTATGTCCAACTACTCAGGCGTGGACAGGCTTATGACGGCGACGCACGGGCCAGGGCTTTGGAGCGCGGTCGGCAACATAACCGTACTACCGTTCCAGGGCGCGGCGAGTTACGATACGGTAGCCCAGGGCAAGGACGTACACATAGTGCGCGGCGACAGCGTGTCCATACCGTACTCCATAGGCAAGAATATAACCGGCTGGACGGTCTGGTTCGGCGCGAAGGCAAACCCCTCGGACGACGGCTACTCAGTGCCGCTGAGGGACATAACCGCATACGTGACCAACGTCTCCCAGGGCGCGGGCCTTGTCAGCCTTTCTTCGGCGGACACCGCCGTCACTCTCAGGAGGTATTTCGCCGAGGTGGAGATACGAAAGGGCGGCGAGGTCAACACGGTGCTCAAGTTCCACCTCTGGGTGGACCCGGACGTCATAAGGTAG